GTTGCAGAGTTAGTTGAAGATGTGCAGCTAGTTAAATCTACAGTAATGCGACAGTTGTTAGACAATATGTATTTAACTAACAACAACAGAGTTGCAATAATGGATGGTATGGTAAATTTAGATGATTTACTTACATCAAGACCAGGTGGTGTGGTACGAACTAAACAACCACCATCACAAGTTATGTTGCCAATGCAATCGCAAACTATTTCGCAACAAGCTTTTCCATTATTAGAATACTTAGATACGATTAGAGAAACTAGAACTGGTATTACAAGATATAATCAAGGCTTAGACGCTGATAGCTTAAACAAAACTGCTACTGGCGTAAATGCAATCATGACACAATCGCAAATGCGTATGGAGCTGATTGCTAGAGTGTTTGCAGAAACTGGTATCAAAGATTTATTTAGACGTATCTTTGAGCTTACTTGTAAGTACCAAGACAAAGAAAGAATTGTAGAATTAAATAATCAGTTTATTCCAGTAAAACCTACTGAGTGGAGAAACAGATTTAATATTAGTATTACTGTTGGTTTAGGATCAGGTTCTAAAGAACAACAAATAATGATGCTAAATAATATTTTAGAAAGACAACTCCAGGCTTTCCAATTGCAAGGCAATAGAGAATATCCAATGGTAAGTTTAAAAAATATTTATAACAGTTTAGCTAAAATAATTGAAAATGCTGGTCTTAAAAATGTTGAGAATTACTTTGTAAATCCTGACATGGGTAAAGGTATGGTTACACCACCACCTGAGCCACCATTAACACCAATTGAAAAAATTGAGTTTAGAAGAATTGCAAGTGAAGAACAGCGTAAGATTGCTGAACTAGAAATAGAACTGAAAAAAGTTAAATCACAAAACGCAGAAATTCTTTACGAAAATGAAATTAAACTAAAAGAGCTAGAACTTAAATACAATGCTCAATTAGACTCACAACAAATAAAGGCAGATGCTGACTTAAATAAAATGTTAGTTGCAGAAAGCACAAACGATTTTAGAAAAGCAGCGGAAACATCGCAACAAGTACAAGATCAGATAAGACAATTATATGGACAAGGATCAGGTGGGCAAGCTCCAAAAGGAAGTGAGCCAAGCGAACAAAGCTAAACAGCTTTTTGAAAACCCTTTATTAAAAGAAAGTTTTGATAAATTAAAAAAACTTTACGCAAATAGTTTATTTAATACTGGAGCTAAAGAAACTGAGGCAAGAGAAAAGCTTTGGTTAGCCTACAATGTAGTAGGTAAAGTAGAACAAAATTTATTAGAAATGATTGATACAGGAAAACTAGCTACTAAACAGTTAGAGGATTATCGTAAATCAATCAAAAATCAAAAATTCTAAACAATCAAGTTTAGGATAAGCCAACCTACACAACAGGAGCTTAACTTAAAGGAGAAAACAATGGCAGACAATTATGCTAATCCGCTTGCGGAAGCTGAAACTGACATTTCAAAAGCAACAAAAGCAATAACTGGTTTGCTAGACCCTAAACAAGAGGTAAAACCAGAACAACAAGAACAACAACAACAACAAAATTCTCCTGAGCCTACTGAACAGGAATCTTCTACAGAAGATCAACCTGAGGAACAGGAAAAAATGGAAGCTGAATCGCAAGAGGAAGCAACCGAAGAAGTATCTCAAGACGAAGAACAAATTGAGACTCAAGAGAAACAGGATTCCACCGCAGAGCCTACCTACAAAGTTAAGGTAGCTGGTCAAGAATACGATGTTACCCTTGATGAGTTGAGAAATGGTTACTCAAGAGATGCTGATTATAGACGAAAGACAGAAGAACTTTCTTATGAAAAGAAACAATTTGTGTCTGAGTCTGAAAAGCAAAGGCAAGACTATTCTGCAAAGCTTAATGAAGCTAATCAGATGCTGTCAGTTGCACAACAACAACTCAATCAAGAGATAAATTCTGCTGATTTAGAGAAGTTGTACGAAGAAGATCCAACAGAAGCTGCTAGGATTGAACATAGGCTAAGAAAAAAGCAAGAAAAAATAAATTCTGCTATGGCTAAAAATCAATCTGAGCAAAAAAAACAGTTTGATAGCTATTTAAAGGATCAACAAACTAAATTGGTATCTAAAATGCCAGAATTTAGTGATCCTGACAAAGCAAGTCAGCTAAAAACTTCTATGAAATCAACTTTAAACGCTTATGGGTTTAACGACACAGAAGTAGCACAAGTTTATGACCATAGAATAGTGATGTTGGTGAACGATGCCATGAAATATCGTAATTTACAAAAAGCAAAACCAAATATTGCAAAAAAAATTACAAAACCTGGTAAAGTTTTTACTTCTGGAGTGAAACAAAGCAAATCTGAGATTAGTTCTAAAGCTAGAAAAGAAAAGTTGAGCCGACTAAAAAAATCTGGAAGCGTTAAAGACGCTACTAGCATCTTTTTAGATATGATTAACAAACAATAACTCAACAACTAAGGAGAACAATATGGCTCAGGTAACAAATACTTACAGTACATATGATGCAGTTGGTGAAAGAGAAGATTTATCAGATATTATCTATTCAATCTCTCCAACTGACACTCCATTCATGAGTGGTATAGCAAAAGAAAATGCTTCTGCTGTATTCCATGAGTGGCAAACAGATGCTTTAGCTGCTGCTGCATCTGACAACTATCAGATTGAGGGTGATGAAATTTCTTTCGCTGCTCCATCTGCTACTACTAGACTTGGAAACAGAACACAAATTTCAAGAAAATCTGTGATCGTTTCTGGTACTTTAGATTCAGTATCTAAAGCTGGTAGAAACAATGAGTTAGCTTACCAAATCTCTAAAGCTTCTAAAGAGCTAAAAAGAGATATGGAAACATCGCTAACTGCTAACCAAGCACCAGTAACTGGTGATGACTCTACACCAAGAAGATTAGCTGGTTTAGAATCTTGGATTAAAACTAACACATCAAAAGGTGGTGGTTCTGGTGCTGACCCAAGCACATCTGGAACTAACGCTAGAACTGATGGAACTCAAAGAGCTTTCACTGAAGCACAGCTTAAAGACGTAATCAAGCAGTGTTGGGATGAGGGTGGAGATCCATCTATGATTATGCTTGGCTCTTTCAACAAGCAAGTGCTATCTGGCTTTACTGGTGGATCAACTAGATTTGACCCAGCGGAAAACAAAAGATTAGTTGCTGCTGTTGATGTATATGAGTCTGACTTTGGTGCGATGACAGTTGTACCTAACAGATTCAGCAGAAGCAGATCAGCTTATGTGATACAACCTGATATGTGGGGTGTTGCTTTTTTAAGAGATTTCCAACTTATGGATCTTGCAAAAACTGGTGATGCAACTAAACAGGCATTGTTAGCAGAATACACACTTGTTTCTAAAAACGAAAAAGCAAGTGGTGGTGTATTTGATTTAACAACATCATAATCTTAAATTAATGTGGAGGGGAGCAATCCCCTCTACTTTCATTAACTTTTTGTTTGGTCTTTGAAGTCAATCAATGGCGGAACGAAGCAAATAAAGGAAAAAAACATGAGAACTTTAAACGATTACTTTTTAACTGCGGAAATAGAAGATATATCAACTGCATCTTCTACTTTTGTTGCAGTACCTGATGGCGGAAGAATAATTAAAATTATTACTGCCTTACAAGGAGCTATCTCTGGTGCTAACGCTGGTATTTCATTTGAAATTGGCGGTACAGCAGTAACTGGTGGTGGCATAACTGTAGCACACTCAGGTTCAGCTGCTGGAACTGTTGATACAGCAGAACCTACAGCTTTAAACTCAGTATCAGAAGATGGAACTATCGAAATGATTACTGATGGTGCATCTACAGGATCAAAAAAGCTTTTAGTAACTTTTGTTATTAGAAGATAACAGAATTTGGGGGATCTTGCCTAGCGGTACTTCCCCCAAGTACACAACAAAAATTTTTTAGGAGAAAAATCTATGCCGATGGTCGGAAAAAAGAAATTTGCTTATACAAAAAAAGGAAAAATGGCAGCTAAGAAAGCAGCTAAGAAAATGGGCAAAAAAGTTAAGATGAGAAAATACTAATGAAAGGTAAAATGAAAGGCAAAGCAGTTCTTACTGCCAAGCAAAGAACTTTACCAAAAAAACTTCAAGCAAAGATTGTCAAATCTAAAATGAAGAAAAGAAAAAAATAAGGAGTAAATAAGATGGCTTTTAATTATGGTTTAAGACCAACAACAGTACAAATGCTTGCATCAAGTGGCTCATCAAGTGCCTCAAGTGCTTTTGGTGCATATACTTTGTATGTAAGAATATGTGCAGATGCAGATTGTCATATTTTGTTTGGCTCAAGTCCTACAGCTACTTCTAGCAGCATCTTTATACCAGCAGATCAACCAGAAATATTTAAGGTTAATCCAGGTGAAAAAGTTGCAGCTATAGGTTCAGCAAATGTATCTATTTCTGAACTAAGCTAGTGGCTAGGCAAAAGTTTGTTCACTTCGTACCTAGACCTAAACCTAAAAAGTTAGGCAAACATAAAAAACGATTGAACAAGAATGAGAAACGAAACAAAAAACTTACAAGGTACAAAGGGCAAGGTAGATAATGGGTAAGATTAGTACAGAACAAACTGGATTACTAACTGAAAACTTTTACGAAAGTGAAAAGGGTGTAGTTCAAGAAAGAAAAATTAATCATAAGCCTATTTTAGACCACAATAAAAAGTTATATAATCTTAACGATGGTTATAGTCCTGACAAAGGATTAAAAAGAGTAGCTTCTATTCCAACCATCATTTTAGAAATTTGGGCAAAAGAGTATAACAAAGACCAAAACAAAGGTAATTGGTTTGCGTTACCTAAAGATGTTCAACACAAAATACTAAGAGAAAAATTAAATAGTTCTGATTATAGATATTTTAGAACTGCACCAGGTAAATTTTAATGGCATTAACAAGTTACACAACACTAAAAGCATCAATAGCTAATTGGTTAAACAGATCAGATTTAACTGATGAGATAGCAGATGACTTTATAGTTTTAACAGAAGCTGATTTTAACTCTAAGTTAAGAGTTAGAAAAATGATAGCTCAAAGCACTATTACAATTGATAGTGAAACTGAGTCTATACCTACAGGCTTTTTACAAGTAAGAGATTTTTACATTTTAAGTGGCAGTACGAAATATCCTTTACGTTACATGACTCCACCACAAATGGATCAAGTAAAAGGAACTTCTGTAACTGGTGTACCACAAGCTTATACAATTTTAGGTGATACATTTA